GGGTGCCACATGACTTTTTAGCGCCGTATTCCTTGAGCTATACCAGTAGTTCGGAAGAGGTGTTTGTAGAGTTTAAAGACGTAAGCTTTATACAAACGTACAACCCCGACTCAACGGTCACGGGTTTGCCGAAGTATTATGCCTCGTTTGATGTTAGTAATTTTATTTTAGCTCCGACCCCAAATGCGTCCTTTACTGCGGAGCTTCATTATTTGTACCGACCTGCAAGCTTAACTGCAGGGTCGGATAGTGGAACAACATGGTTAAGTGAAAATGCAGAGTTAACTCTTTTGTACGGTTCTTTAGTAGAGGCGTATATTTTTATGAAGGGTGAGCAGGATGTTATGGCGATGTACGACAAGCGGTTTCAAGAGTCCTTAGTTGGCTTGAAGTTGTTGGGCGAAGCTAAAGAAACAACACAAAACTACCGCGTTGGTCAGGTGGTGAGGGAGAAACAATGAATATGTCTGTACAGGCGTCTATGGGAAGTGACTTCAAAGTTGAGGTTCATACTACCAACAACAGGGGGTCTACTCCCGAAGAGGTGGCTAACCGTTGCATAAACAAAATGGTTGTGGTTTCTGAAACTGCGCATCCTGTTTTACGAGAACAGGTGATAGAATATAAAAGCAGCATAGAAAAGCTTTTGGTGCTGTATATGAAACAGGCTATTCAAGGGGACCGTACTACTGTATATAATGCAATTAAACAGGCTGGTCACCCTGAACTGGCTGAACATATAAGGAAACTTTAACATGGCTTTTTCTGGAAATTTCCTGTGTACTTCGTTCAAAAAAGAATTGATGACGGCTACACATAACTTCACTGCGGCAAGCAATGTTTTTAAACTGGCGCTTTATACTAACAGCGCGACTTTAAATGCTGCGACTACGGCCTATAGCAGTAGCAATGAAATTAGCGGCACTAACTACACGGCAAAAGGCCAGTTTTTAACCAGCGTTACTCCAACGACTAGCGGTACAACCGCTTTGACAGATTTTGCAGAGGAGGTGTTTTCTAACGTAACAATCTCGAGTGTAAGAGGTGCGTTGATTTATAACGAGGCTGCAACAGGTGACCCGTCCGTGTGTGTTTTGGATTTTGGTGGCGATAAATCCGCGAGTTCTGGTGACTTTACGATTGTTTTCCCTACGCCTGACGCAAGCAACGCGATTATTAGGATAGCCTAACATGACCATAACGCTAGGAAACCGTGCAAAAATGTCCACCAGTACCACGGGTACTGGAACGATTACATTGGGAAGCGCGGTTTCTGGCTTTCAAACCTTTGCGGATGCTGGAATTACTAATGGTCAAACGGTGCGTTATGCCATAGACGATGGCGCTAATTTTGAAATAGGCAGCGGCACTTATACATCTAGCGGCACCACGCTTACACGGGCTGTTACAGAAAGCTCTAACTCTGATAGTGCTATCTCTCTTAGTGGTGGTGCCGAAGTATTTATTGCAGCGACTGTCGCGGATTTAAACCCTCTTTACGCTGCCAGTCCATCGTCAGCCACAGACCCAACCGCTACTGGATCAAATTCCGTAGCTATCGGATCAGATGCACAGGCAACATCAACAAACGGAAGCATTGCCTTTGGTCCGGCAACAAGGGCAACAGGAAACTCTAATGCAGCAATAGGATTTCAAGCTAACGCAAGTGGGGCTGGAGCCTTGGCTATTGGATATACCGCCAATGCTGCGGCTAGTTTTTCAGCCGCAATTGGCTACAATGCTAAAGCAGAAACAGGCAGTGGTTCTGTCGCTTTAGGAACCAGTTATGCTTCTGGAGCAGCCAGCCTCGCAGCAGCTATAAACAACAACACAAGTTCGTATGGGGCTACTGGTGCTAACTCTGTCGCACTTGGCTCTGGTTTAGCAAGGGCAACTGGCGCACGATCAATCGCTATTGCCAACAATGCAGCGGCATCAGGCGCAGATAGTGTCGCAATAGGCCGTAGTGCCGAAAGTAGCGCATCAGCCGCATTCACTTTTGGCTATCATTGTGTAGCCTCGGCAGCAAACACAATTGCCAGCGGATTGCAAGCATCAGCGGCAATCATAGGTAAATCTGCGTATGCGAGTGGTTCGTTTGCTGGGACTAATAATGGTGATGCTCAAGGTGGTCAGTATATTTTAAGGTCTGATACCACTGACGCTACAGCAGAAGCTATGACAACCAACAATTCTACAGCAGCAGCAACTAATCAAATCGTAGCCGCAACAGACACCTGTATCACCTTTCACGGCACCATCACTGCGATGCAAAACGGGGCGCAAGCCTATGGTGGTTGGGAGATTAAAGGTATGTTGGTTAATGATGGCGGCACTACAAGTTTAGCCCTTGGTAACGTGTCTGACATGGCTGCTAATAATGCCTCTAGCTGGGCGGTAGCACTCAGTGCAGATAACACGAACAATGCGTTAAAGATACAAGTTACAGGCGAGGCTAGTCATAACATTCGTTGGGTGGCTAACGTACAGACTTCGGAGGTTACATACGCATAATGGGACAAATTGAAATTAATCACACAGGGTCTGGTGGTACGGTAGTACTAAGTAGTGACGGTACTGATCTCTTACTAGGTGGTAGTGCAGTAGGTGGTGGTGCTTCTCCCTCTGTTGATCTTTATATTGCTAATCCTAGTTCTGCTACAAACCCTACGGCTGCGGGGGCTAATGGGGTAGCCATAGGAGATGGTGCGGATGCGGGTGGGGCTGGGTCCATTAGTATTGGGAGAGACAGTGCTGCCTCTGCACTAGAGTCCGCTGCAATAGGACAGCAAAGTACGGCATCGGGCGTTAGCTCAATGGCTGCAGGGTATAATTCTGTTTCATCTGCAGCACAGGCAATATCAGGGCCAGCCAGCCTTGCTTCGGGTTCAAATAGTGTAGGATTTGGTATTGGCACTAATTCGGCAAGCTACGGGGCTAGTGGTGCTAGCAGTATTGCTATGGGAGCGTCATCAAAGGCTTCTAATTCCTATGCTGTAGCAATAGGGTGGTCGCAAACAGCTTCAGGACATCAATCCGTTATTCTAGGAGGAAATTCTTCTACCTCTTCAGGGTACAATAGTTTTGCGGTAGGACGTTTAATTACCTCTTCTAATACTTATTCTATTGGAATGGGCAATGAATGCACCGCATCTCAAGAGGCGTCTATTGCGATAGGTCAGGGTGCGTTATCAGCAGTTCACGGAAAACTAGCGCACAGCGGTAAAAAATTTAATGCTATTGGCGATGCTCAAGGTGGTACATTTGTTTTACTTTCTGACACCACAAATGCCACGGCTGAAGCTATGACTACTAATAACTCCACAGCAGCAGCAACTAACCAAATCGTAGCGGCAAGCGACACTTGCATAACATTCTCAGGCACAGTCGTTGCAATGCAGAATGGCGCTCAGGCTTACGGGTCGTGGAAAATAGAAGGTATGCTAGTCAATGACGGTGGCACAACCACCCTCGCGAATAGCGCAATCACGGTCATACATAACTCAAGTTCGTGGGGTTTGGCTTTAAGTGCCGACAACACAAACAATGCTTTGACAGTACAAGTAACGGGCGAAGCGTCCCACAATATAAGATGGGTGGCGAACATCCAAACGGCGGAAGTCACCTATGCTTAAAGGAGCAATCAAATGGCTATTAAACACAACATAACACAAGAAACTTCACAGTACGGAATAAAATTTGACGGGGCGTATTATCGCATTGTCACGGCAGCGGTATCACGGCAACGCGGGTCCGACCCTAAATTTAGCGTGATGATCGACCTTAGCGCTTACGCCACCTCATCACCATCCGACGATACTCGCGAGGTGGATTTTAAGCGTTACCATGCGACCTTGGAACAGGTTGAGGCTGCATCTGGTGCTAAGTTTTTAGACAAGTGTTATTCTTGGGTTATGACACAATCAGATATGTCAGGCAGTAGCGCAGCATAGGAGTAAAAAATGTCCTTGACAATTAACCATCAAACAAATGACATTAGTGCGACCAGTGGTTCAGTAACTCTGGATGGCTCTGCTGTTGGCGGAAGTTTAGTATTCATAGCATCAAGTGGGGCTATAAGTGATGGGGCTGCAAGTGTAGTATTTTCAGGTCAATTTGACGCTTCAAAGTTTCACCACTATAAATTTATGCTAAAAAATGTAAAACCAGATGACAACTATGTAGTGCTTATAATGCAAACAAGCTCAGATGGTGGCAGTAATTACCTGACTGCAACAACGGATTATCAAGGCGATGGGGCAACTCAATTTGCTGGCATGAAAATATCAGCCAACTATATAGGACAGGCTCACGGAGCGTCAGGAGAGTATAATTTATACCAGCCTCTTGATAGCGGGAATAGAACAATGGCGATTGGGATTGGTGTGCTTGGTTATACGAGTGACAATTGGTACGAATGGCAGTACCTAAACGACAATGCATACGCTAGAGAGGCGGCTACAGCTGATAATGCTGTCAGATTTATATGGAATAGTGCTAATTTTGGTGGCGGTGAGATTCAATTATACGGCATAGCCAAATCATAGGGGAAACAAATGCCAAGATTCCACAACATAAATGGTGAACAAGTACAGTTCACAGAAGCCGAAGAAACTGCTCGTGATGCTGAAGAACAAGCGTGGGCTGACGGAGCCAATGACAGGGCCGCTGTACGAGTGCGTGAGGAGCGTGACGTTAAACTAGCCGCTTGCGATTGGATGGCTAACAGTGATGTAACCATGTCAGACGCATGGCGCACGTACCGACAGGCACTGCGCGATGTACCTACACAAGCTAGTTTTCCAAGTTCTATTACGTGGCCTACGGAACCTAAATAGTGCTTGGTTTTTCCCCTCTTGCTGGAGCGCCCCTTGCTAGTTCTGGCAGTGTTTCTGCATCTGCATCTGTTACGGGGGTTGCTGGTACGGGGGCGGTTGGCTCTGTCACTACTACAAGCGCGGCTAACATATCCGTAACAGGTGTTGGAGCAACAGGCGGTGTTGGCTCTGTAACCATAACGGGTTTTGCAACTGTCACTGTCACGGGCGTTTCTGGAACAAGCGCCGTAGGTGGAGTAGCAACCTCCACCGATCTTGACATAGGCGTTACAGGTATTGCGGCTACGGGATCAGTAGGTTCTTCTTCTGTTGTAAGTAACTCTAGCCTCTCCGTCACGGGTGTTGCAGGAACAGGTTCTGTGGGGTCCGTGGTTTCTGCCATTGGACAACCTGTTACGGGGGTTTCTGGCACAGGGGCAGTTGGCTCTGTATCTATTACAAGCTTTGCAAACGTTACCACAACAGGCGTCTCTGGCACAGGGGCAGTTGGTTCGCTCACATCTAAGGTGGACAACACTGTGTCGGTCACGGGTGTTTCTAGCACAGGTAGTGTTGGTTCTGCATCTATTACGGGCTTTGCAAACGTTACCACAACGGGCGTATCTGGAACGGGAAGTGTTGGTTCGCCTACGTCTAAGGTGGACATTTCCGTTTCTGTCACGGGCGTATCTGCCACGGGCGAAATTGGTTCTGTATCTTCCAAAGTTGATAATTCCGTGTCTGTCACAGGTGTGTCTGGTACAGCGGAGGTAGGAAGAATTTTTGTTTGGTCTAAGATAACGCCTTCGCAATCTTCTAAGTTTTCTGCTATAACGCCTTCACAAACCCTGTCTTGGACGGATATCGCTGCGTAGTTGATTAAACGGCTCGACGTGGGTATAGTCTAAACATATTTATAGTTGAGGTCACACCATGGCTACATACACTGCATCAAACGCGCTCAAGAAAATATCAACGGGTGATGAGTCTGGCACATGGGGCGACAGCACCAATAACAACTTTGATATTATAGACCGTGCTTCGAACGGA